GCCCCCAAACCACCAACTTTGGGGGGGGGGCGAAAAAAAACACAACTCAATAATCATCCTTTGGTTACGACAGTGAAGCCGGGAATATTCTCTTGCTCCTCTTTCGTGAAGTTATTAGCGAGTACTTTTTTGCAGACGCCGCACTTTTCTTTCACGAGACAGAAGCCTATCCACGTACACACTCTTCTGCTCATCGGATGGCGACATATTTTCTTCTTCATACACACAATGAGAGAGTGGATAATGGTGCGCCTGTTGCTTTTTGAGGTTGGGTGGGTTGTGGCTGTGTAGCGAGTGGCGTTACTCGTTCAGCTCGGCGCATTGCTACCATTGAGTTGTGATTTTTGCCGCAGCGACCATCACACTTCACGGCTTTGAGGTAGTAGCCTTTCTCTTTGAGGTAGCCGAGATTCAACTCGCTGATTCGTTTCCTGTGGTCGCGCATGTACTCATACTCTGTGCTGCAATGAAACTTCATATCTCTGTGGATTTCTAGGAGTTGTTCGTGTTGGCGTGAGAGCTTCATGTGGTGGTTAGTCTACCTGAGCCCAGTCAATGATCTTATCTACGTTTATCATCGCTGCTCCCATAATTTTATCATAATAATCATCGAATGAGATGGCCGACCCTGCATTTACCCACCTCTTGTATATGAGACTCCGGAGCAGTACTGAATTCGATCTGGTGTCCTTCGCTTTTATAGTCTCTCCGAGCTCATTGAGCAGTTCCACTTTCACCGGCTTAAAGGCGTATATACGAGAGATTGTTCCGTCATCGTTGTCTGAGTCTGTTGCGGTCCGGACGGATCCTGACAGGGCAATGTGATAGTTCTGCCCTATGTCGATTGCTTTCGGGAGTTCGGCCTTTCCTGTCAACTTGAGTATATAGCTTGAGATTTCCATACTATTTTTTCTTCCTCGGTACCCCTATCTTCTTATGTATTTTGGGAATTACTTTGGGATATATTCCTTTGAGCTTGCTTTTCATATTATTCATCCTTTGTCGCCCAGAAACCCGTAAGCTTATCGAATTCGAATAGCGCCTTGGCCGCGAGGAATCCTTTGAAATCACGGTCCATGTTCTTCGGATCTTCGTCTAGGAATTTCGCCTCGAATACCTTGTATGGCGGGTACTGTATCGGATCACGGCCCCTCCGTACACGATTCTGGTTCTTCAGCACCATTCGGGCTTCGTATTCCTTTTCTGTTTCCTTTGCGAGTCTGATCAGCCATCTGCCGGCGTACTTTTTGCCTGACTCTTCTTCGTCTGCCTTCACGTACGCAGCGGTCTGCATATAGAACTCGTTATACATTCCACTCGAGGTCTTTATATCGAGGAGACAGAGTTTGCCGTTTACCTTCGCTTCGATGTCCATTTTGCCGATGTAGTCATGCTTCTTGGAGTATACGACACGCTCGGACGAAATGAACTTGACCTTGTTCTCCGTTTCCCATTCTAGGAATGCTGTTACCCCAATCTGTGCCTCCCTACGCTCTGGCATGTCAGGTTTCTCGCCTTTTATGTACTGCTCAACCCACTTATGTACCTCGTCTCCGACAGCCGCAGCCTCTGCCTTCCTCTCTTCGTGGATGGTAGATCCGGTAAATATATGCTCTTCGGTAATTCCGTCCTTTAGTGCGTCGAGCAGATAATTCCTGTATAACTCAGTTGCCCAGATTATGAGTCCGGGGCTCTTATCCTTTATGCCGCAATAGGTAGTAACTCCTGTCTTCCTTTTTCCTCCCACGTAGTACATATGACGCTTCGGCTTTTCATCCGTGGGACCGAGGAACTTTCCTTTCACCTTGCCTTTATAGAGTTCAAATTCAATTTCCATATTATTTCCGTGGAGCTACTTTCTGGCAGTTCCGACACAACGCCTTTCCCCATAACTTTTTTGAGAAGTTTGATTCCTCTTCCGTTATCTCATTACCATCGGGGCATCCGCTTCTCGAAGCACCGTGACAGTACAATTCCTTCACTGGACCGTCTACTGGCGCAGTAGGCTTTGGCTGAGTGGGTACGTTTGCCGGATCTTTACCTGATTCCTGTTTGTAGTCAGTCTTCCCGTATATGTCTCGTGCGATACCGAGCATAGAGGCACACTTTTTTAGTGCGTCTGACGATGCCCCCTTCAGGTCGTTACCGTAATCGAGGTTACCTCCTGATTTTAGCTGTTTTACGTCAGAGCGACCGAATTGAGTCTTCGTAATTGTGTGTTTCCCATCTGCGCTCCGGACGGTCAACTTTCCGAGTACCCATACATGATTTGATTCCTTGCCGTGTTCTATGATCTCGAAATCCCAGTTCCAACCGAACACGTAGTCGAGAACCCTCTGAACATACGAGATAGTCACGTAATCGAAGGTCCCTCCACCCTTCCCAGGGCGCTTGTATACGTGTTGTGGGGGTGTTTTCTCTACCATGCGGACCAACTGATCACCTGTCAGCCATGTCTTAGGTATTGTGAGCTTTCTACCGTCTCGCAATGGCTCCGATAGGTCTGAGGTTGTGGGGGTAGTGTTCTGATCCACACGAACGACTATCTCATGCTTTACGGTGCTCGCTGTTTTCTTCGTTTTCTTCATACATTTTTTGTTTGAGTAGTAATCTGGTTCGTCTCGAAGAATTCTTTGAAGTCACCGCGACTCATTTCCTCTACTTTGAACATTTCAGTGCGACCATTATGATGCGTGATTGCGACAAGTTTAGAGTCTTTATAGTGGCACAGGACCGCCTCTTCATTGGTTACCAGTTCCATACTATTTAGAGAGTGAATTTATAATCTCCACCTTTGTCTTCGTATCGAGCTTCTTGGCGCAGTTCGCCCAGTTTGAATAACCGCCCTCCTGAAACAGAATGGTACGAGTAAGTTCTTTTGCTCGAGCGTGATCTATGGCGAGAGAGATAGCGTCTACCCTCGAGATATCATTGCCGGTGAACTGTTTCACGTAGTGCTGAATTGTCTTTATTTGATACTGCCATGCACCGATGCTCATCTGTGCGTTCGTGTCGAGAATGATGGTTGCATCCGGCTCCTTTACTCCTTTTGTCTCGCATCCGGCCAGTTCATCGAGTACAGTGTCCTGAGCTGCCTTTATCTTATGTTCCATGATCTGAGCTGCCAGTTCGGTGCCTATAGAGTCAGCGCTCACATTTGTCGCTACCAGTTCCTTCGCTACCCAAGAATGTGACGCTACCGCTGCACCGATCGTGAATAAGCACAATGACATCCCGACCTTCATCCATCGTCCGGTCGAGAACTTGCCACGTTGGTCCCTTATGGGTTTCCCCATGTATGTAATTTTTTCCATAATATATTTTTATTCCTAATGTACCTCCTAGGTAACTGGCGGGAAGGGAGGCCGTGACCGCCCTATCGCTGTTACCGACTCACACTATAGCAACCCCCTTGCAATTTGCAAGGACCGCTAACTGTGGAAAACTAAACTATCTCGTTTTGCGGCTTATTCGCTACGTTTTTTAGATTATTGACTTTTTTTGATTTCAAACGTGGAATATTTTTAAAGTGATCGATGCCATGTTTCGCTAGTGTTGCGGTACCGCCGCGTTTACCGGCCTCGACGAAAAACTTCCGAGAAAATTTCATGTGGCATAGGGTATCATACTTGCAATCCCGTTGCAAGTATGTACTATGTGCATATGAAAAAAACACCGCTGAGGAAGATCGGAAAAGTCGGCGAGGCCAACATAGAAGCCCGTAAACGTATAGCCGTCATAGCCGAAGAGAAAGGACTGAACTACTGTGAATTGAACTTACCCGACATTTGTACAAGAAGGTGGCCACTTGCTCCCGCACATAGGCATAAGAGAGCATGGTACAAGGGAGACGTAGGCCTTTTATCAGACTTTAGCCAATGGGTCGCCGCCTGTCAGAGTTGCCACGACTTCATAGAACATAAACCCATGTTCACCGAAGAGTTATTTATCCAACTTCGCCCAAAAACAATCTTACCTAATTAAATAAAACACACCTCTAGTAGAGAATGTATGAAAGAAACAACATTTATTCCAACAGAAAGCATAAGCTATAAACTTTTGCGCCATGATACGAGTAAGGATATTTTTTATTATGAGGGCGGCTGGTGGATGTGCGGCGCGACTTACCGAGAATTAGAAGCCGACAGATTTAACAAAGAATACGGTGACAAACAAGTCTGGCTTGGAGAGTACAAAAATATGAACAATCGAGTTGTTTGTGCTCCGCGCCCAAATAAAGAGACAAAGGAAATTGAGTTAGATAAGTTTATTCTTCCAAGTTTTTAATCCACCCCATATAAGAGAGTAATATATACTGATAAGGGGTAAAATGCGGAGTAGTTTAATGGTAGAACGCAAGACCTTGGACCTTGCTATGTGGGTTCGATTCCTACCTCCGCAATAACAACTAACCTCTACTGGCGGTACAGGAGGATATTGTATTCTCCGATGTGGAGATTTTAAGGACTTTTCGTGGGAGAGCAGGTTTTGCACCTGTAACTTGCGTTTCAGATATCACTCCGCGCAAATCCGACAAGGAATACTAGTCTACCCATTAGTAGATTTCACGCAGCCACGCGTAGTGCCGCCATCAAACTAACCTCTCAACCTTTCACCTCGCACTCACCCCCGAAAAACCCTCAAAGACCATTATAACACCTCTTTACGGAATGAGTGTGTGGGGTTAGAGTTTTCCCCATCCTCGCTACAGGGTATTTATAATCCCCGATAGTGATATATCATTACCGTATGACAGATCCGAATGTGCCGAATTTCAACCCCGGAGGCGTTAAAGATAGAATTGACTTGAGGGACTACCAATGGAAAGAGGTTGGTTTTGGATCTGCGCCGTTCGATTGGGATAAAGGTTTCGATATAGAATCTGAGTTGCTACAAAAAATTCCTGTAAAGGACCAGAACGGCTCATTTTCTTGCGGTGGGCAGGCTTGGGCTACCTATGCTTCAGTGCTCGAGGCGTCATTTACTGGAACACTCGAGGAACGATCTGCAAAGTATATATATGCGCAAACATACGCTCCGGCGGGTGGTTCGTACGGCAGAGACAACGCCGATCTGTTCGTAAAGCAAGGAGTTTCACGAGAAACACTTGTACCGTCCTACGAAAAAGGACTGCCACCATCCGAAGCTTTTATGACACGGGGACAGGATATAACCGAAGAGGCTCGAATAGATGCAAAAAGTGACAAGTCATTCTCGTATGCAAACGTTACCCCGAACATAGACTCCGTAGCGCAGGCTATTCGTGACAACAATGGTCTTATACTAGGAGTAGACGGGCAAAATAATGGCACATGGACTTCTTCTTTTCCGAAACCCCCCTCCACTACCGAATGGAGGCACTGGATATACGCCGGCAAAGCAAAAGTGATCGACGGAACAAAATATATAGGTGCTCTAAATTCATGGGGTGACCAAGTTGGGGACGGTGGTTGGCAGTGGCTCTCTCAGGACTTCTTCCCAAACGCAATTTTTGGGGCATGGACGCATGTTTACAGCCCAATGGTACCAATTCCACACTTTCAACATAAATTCGCTCAGGACCTAAAATCGGGCGATTCAGGGCCGGAGGTCATAGCACTTCAAACGGCTCTCAAATTGGATGGGGAGTTTCCCACAGCAGTGCCTTGTACCGGATACTTCGGCACCGTAACATTAGCAGCAGTGAAGAAGTTCCAGACGAAGTATAAAATATCTCCTGTGTTCGGATTCGTCGGTCCGTTGACGCGGGCGAAACTTAATAGCTTATTTAGCTAACTATGTTCAAAAATGTATCAATGACAGGAACGGGACTACTCGTTCTGTTAGCGATGTATGTTGCGAGTCTTTTGGGTCTCGACTTCAGCGAGTCGCAGGCGACAGTATTCATTGAAAAGTCTCTTGAGATCGCCGGAATCTTAATGACTCTCTTCGGACAGGTCAGTAGAAAGGACCTCAAGTTCGGTCTCTTCAGAAAGTAGAGTTCGTTGACTGGCTCCCCTCATTGTTAGGGGAGTTTGTCAGCGAGTTGTTCTCGCTGTGTACCAAGGAGGCTGCAATGATGCTCTGTCAATACTGCACTCGCCCTGCGAATATCAAGAAGGTCGTCCGTGATGACTGGGGACGTCCGAGGGATGTATGGCTCTGCGATGAACACGACCCGACGAATAAGACGGTCAACGGTTCCCGCAAACAATACATGGAGGATAAGTACGACAAATGAAATCGTACTGCGAGCGACCTGAATGCGGCCGCGCCTTCGGCCTCGTCAGGAAGTACGCGAACAGGTGGAAGGGTATGCGATGGCAATCCGTCCACTACTGTAGCTCCAAGTGCCGCGACCTTCACCAAGCTGAGATAAACGCTCAGGCAGTCAAGAAAAAGGACTGGTTCAAGTTCCTCTCTCAGTGATCTGAGAAACTGGAGGCCCTCGGGCTTCCTTTTTTAGCGAACCTTCAGGGAACCGAAGAACACTTTCGATACAGGATACCTCCTTCTTCTAGCGTCATCACAAACACTTTTCAAATAATATAGGTCAGTGAGTGATAGTCCACCGAGCTTTATCGCAACAACACGCGGTGTTATTTTTTTAAAATTTGTTCCGTTTCTCTCTAAATTTATTTCGTTTGTGAAGTAATCTATAAGATCTCCTCTCTCCGATGAATGCTTCTTAGTCTCCTTTACTTGAAACAATCTACCTATAGATTCCATAGAGCTTAATTCCCGACTTTATAAACTTTAAAATTTTCTCTAACTATCACGAAACAGTCTCCACTACCCGCGTAATTTATGACTTTGAATACGGACTTTCTACGCGGTGTAACTCTATCAACTTCAATAGGATACTCTCGTTCATTGTATTTAAAGACGATGTCGATTCTACCACGCCTACCATCGCCTCTGTTTGAAACAATAACCTGTCTTTTCACTTTCCCTAATTTTTCTAAACAAGCGCAAATTAAATTCTCAAATTCTTTTGCATTGGTATCTTTAAATACCATACCCTCCTTAATACCTATTAACTCTGTGAGTTCCTTGGAATTCATAATTCATTCTTCTTAGATTGTGGTTGCGCCCCCCTCCCCGCTTCTGTAGTAAACAGAATCGTTGGAAGAAGACGCAAGCAACTCTATTCATTCCCCTTGAGTTGTCGGCTGTTTTTCGGCACACCGAGCCTGCGCGAGAACTGGTTTATTATACTGCCCCAGTTACACCCCCCGGCAGTAACACAAAAAGCCACCTTGCGGCGGCTCTATGTGATGTCGTCAATGATGACGTTGTTGCTCACGCGAGAGCGAAAGTCAGCTTGCGCTGCTGTACTCGCACGAACAATAACTTCATTATCATCATTTATCGACATACTCGCAACCTTATCATGCGAATATCGATCACTCAATAGGTACCTGTGGAAAACTCAGTTGCGCCTAATTTATCGTGTTATAGTACTGCTATGGAACGTACCGCAACATACGGTGTTCGAGCGCATGAATAAGTACAAGGATAAGGCACTGGCCGCACGCAGAAAGGTCCTTACGATGATTCATAAGGCCGGTACTTCCCATATTGCAAGTAATTTTAGCGTAATCGATATAGCGACAGTACTGTATGAAAACCTTAAACCTGGAGATCAGGTCGTTTGGAGTAAGGGATGGGCGGCGGCCACTATATACTATTTTCTCGCGCAACAAGGAAAAATTCCTACGGAGGATCTGGAGAAATTCCCAGAATTTCCATACATCGGTCTCGCTGAGACTTCAGTCAATGGGGTGCTTTGTAACGGTGGAGCCGTTGGTCACGGTACACCGGTAGCGACAGGGATTGCTTTGGGGAAGAAGCGTGCAGGGGACCCTGGAAGGGTTTACTGCGTCATGTCTGACGGAGAGCTCAACGAAGGAACTGTGTGGGAAAGTGTAATGGTTGCTTCTCATCACAAGCTCAATAACCTCGTATTCGTTATCGATGTGAACAAATGGCAAGCGATGGGCAAAACGAGCGATGTGATCGACCTCGAGCCAATTGAAAAGCGCTTCGGAGGCTTCGGGTTCTTCTGGCTCCGGTGCAACGGCCACAATTACGATGAACTGCACTCGGTGTTTAATAATTATAAGTCAGGTGATGCTCCTATGGTTATAATCTGCGACACGATAAAGGGAAAGGGAGTGTCATGGATGGAAAATCATCTTCTATATCACTATAAGAATATCGATGATGTGGCCTATAAGAGCGCGATGAAGGAACTCGTATGATTACAGAGATACCGAAACAACAGCTTCGAAAAGCTTTCATAGAGACACTGTCTGATCTAGCGGAAAAGGACCCTCGGATCATGCTCGTATACGGAGATGTCGGATTCTCATTCATGGAGGACTTCATAAAAAAGTTCCCTAACCAATCGCTGAATGCGGGAATTGCTGAGCAGAACATGATGGGCATGGCCGCAGGTCTATGTCTCGCCGGATGGAAGCCATACGTCTATACAATGGTAAATTTCATACTTCTGCGACCACTTGAACAGTTGCGCAATGATATATGCTACTCGAAAGCAAACGTAAAACTTTTTGGTGTGAAGGGTGGAGCAGCGTATAAGTTCCTCGGACACTCACATAACATGTTCGGGAATGAAGACCGAAAAATACTTTCATGTCTTCCCAACATAAAGTGCTATTTCCCGGAGACGGAGCCGGAAGCCAGAGACTATATAAAAGCAGAATACCATTTACACCAAGGACCATCCTATATGCAGCTATGAAGGACGATAAGCTATTTTTCGCGGGTCTATTCATGGGAATATTTATTTTTTTCTCAATGTATCTTTTCATTAAAATCGCATCTCTATGAAACGCATACTCATAACTGGTATAGCAGGAACTATAGGTTCAGAACTTGCTCGTCAGCTTTGCAAAAAAAACAAGGTATATGGTATCGACAACAACGAGTCCGGACTCGCAGATCTTATGGAGGAGCTCGGTATTCCTGGTCGGGTCGGTGACATACGGAATGAGACGACGGTGCGCGATGTGTTCTCAGATTTCAAGCCGGAGATCGTCTACCACGCAGCGGCGCTGAAACACGTTACCGCGATGGAGTTAGTTCCTCGCGAAGCAGTAATGACAAATATTATAGGCACATTAAATGTAATTGAATATGCAAAAAGATGGGAATGCGTCGAAAAGTTTGTTTTCATCAGCACAGATAAAGCGGTTCAAAGCTCTTCGATCATGGGGGCAACTAAGAGAGTTGGAGAAATTATTGTGCGTAACCAAGGTAGGGGTTTTGTGGTCGTGCGGTTCGGGAATGTATTGGGATCTCGAGGATCGGTCATCCCCATCTGGCAGAGACAAATCAATCAGAAAAAACCGATCACGGTCACGTCTCCGGAAATGACACGCTACATGATGACCATAGAACAGGCTGTCGGACTGGTTATAAAGGCCGCAGAGATAGGAAAAGGAGGAGAAATAATCTGCCTCGATATGGGCAAGAAGGTGAACGTGCTCGACTTGGCGAAGCAGATAGTAAAAGACGCTCAAACGGATACCCCGATAAAAATAACGGGGATACGGAAGGGTGAACAATTAACAGAGCAGCTTATGTTTCTCGAGGAGGAACAGCGGGCAGTGCGAAAGGGTAATTTTATAATCATATGAAGGTACGATTCTTTAATCCGGGGAAGGCATACGAAAACAAAAAGGACGTTTACGATAGCGAGATTCAGCGAGTTCTCCGTTCCGGAGATTTAATATTGAGGAAGGATGTGGAGACTTTTGAGGAAAACTTAGCTCGGTTCTGTGGTAAGAAATACGCAGTTGGGCTCAATAGTGGTACGGATGCTCTCTACCTGAGCTTGTGGGCAATCGGTATCGGTCCCGGTGACGAGGTTGTTGTACCTTCACATACCTTTGTAGCAACGGCGCAGGTTGTGGCACAACTTGGCGCAGTTCCTGTATTGGTGGATATGGATGAAGACTGGAGAGACTACATCACGGAAAAAACTCGCGCATGTATCCCCGCGCACATAGCCGGAGAGATTCTTGACTGGAAGCCTGTAGATGGAATACCTATGATAGACGATTCTTGCCAGTCACTCGGCGCCGATGGATTCCGAGGGGTCGTCCAGTGTTGGAGTTTCTACCCCGCTAAGATACTGGGCGCCTTTGGAGATGCAGGTGGAATAACGACCGATAATGAGATTCTGTACGAGGAAATAAAGGAACTTCGTGGACACTACAAAAAAGACTACTCACGGTGGGGTATAAATTCTCGTCTCGACAATCTGCAAGCTGCCATCCTGAATATAAAGATTGCGGATCTGAATAGTACGCTTGCTCGTAGGAAGGAAATTGCAGACCGCTATTCCGGTTACTTGGCGGGTCCCGAAGGTCTTCCACTGAAATCGGAAGGCCGGGTATGGCAGGACTATATTATCAGAACGAAAAAACGAGATGAGTTGCATGAGTTCCTGAGAGAAGTTGGAGTTGAAACAATGATAAACGAGTATCCAATGCCCATCGGGAAGAAACCTCGAGCTGCTGCATACGAGGCAGAAACATTGCGACTTCCTATAAACGAAATCCTCACAAACGAAGAGGTGGACTACGTGATAGAGATGATAAATGAATTCTATGCAGTGCAATAAGTGCGTGATGGATAACTCAGCAAGTGAAATCACCCTAGATGACAAGGGTGTATGTAACTTTTGTCATCAGGCACAGATGGAATTGCAGGGAATAAAGAAGTTAGATCTGCAGAAGGACATGCCTAAGCGTGGAGAAACATACGATGTTCTTATAGGGTTATCGGGTGGCGTGGACAGTTCGTGGACTCTATACCAAGCTGTCCAACTAGGGTTACGGCCGCTCTGCTTCACTATCGACAACGGATACAATAAGCCGGAAGCCGATGAGAATATCATGCGTCTCGTGGAGGGTTTGAAAGTTCCTTTCTATCGCTACAACATCGATATGAAGAAGTTCCACGAGTTACAGTCTGCATTCATTCACTCGGGTGTTCGTAATATAGAGATTCCGACTGATCACATACTCATGGCGGCAAGTTATGAGCTCGCATCGAAGTACGGAATTCGAACTATCCTAAGTGGAGGAAACGTAAATACTGAAAGTATCATGCCGCCTTCGTGGGGATATTCGGCAAGAGATCTCGTACACATAAAGGCCATATATAAGAAATTTTGCGGTAAAAATCTTTCAGGACTTCCCGTGTGTTCGTTGCTCAAGTACAACTACTACTTGTGGATTAAACGTATCAAAGTATTCTATCTGCTCGACTATTTGTTTTATGATAGACGCATCGCGGAGGAGAGGCTTATACAGGAGTTTGGATTCAAGAGCACCGGAGAGAAGCACGAGGAAAACGTTTTTACACAATGGTTTCAGAACTTCTACCTCTTCCAGAAGTTCGGAATAGATAAACGGAAAGCGCACTACTCGAGTATGATAAACTCAGGTCAAATGTCTCGTGCGGAAGCCCTTGATAAGCTCACAGCGAGCCCTATATATCCCGAATTAGGTATAGAGAAGAGGATTATGAAGTACGCTAAGCACGAACATGCAGACTATCCCACAGACCAGAGGCGTTACGACTTTATCCGTAAATTGGTGAAACTATGCGGATTCTAAACGACTTCAAAACGACCGTTAGGAAAGCATTGTGGGAAATCGACCATAAATTCATGGACTATCCCGGCTTGATTGTGTGCGGATCTCATACACCAACAAATATCGAACAAACGATTCGGGACATAAAAGAGGCAAGAGAAAACGACATACCGTTCCTTGGAATATGTTTCGGTCACCAACTTGCCTATATAGAATACTGCCGGAATGTCTGCGGCATAACGGATGCAACAAGCGAGGAGTTTTCCACGGAAGGTACTTTTGTTGTTCGCAAACGCCCTGAAATAAAAGTGGGTCTACACGACGGGGAAACGTGGTGGAGCAACTTTGAGTGTCTCGACGATGAGTGGCCCCGACCCGCGAACTTCTTTACTGCACCGTTTCATCCTGAGTATCAGAGTTCGAGAGGAAATCCGCATCCTTTACTCGCTAACTTCATAAAATATGCAAAAGTGGCAGTGTAGAACAGCTCCTTCGATCGGAGCGCTTGAGGATACTCCGGATAATATCTGGCATACGAAACCATACTTGGATGAATTTCAGCCGACCGTATTTTTCGGACTTTATGGCCTGAATGACTTCTATACACTCTGGAGACATAAGGGACGCAAGTGCATACTATGGGCCGGTTCAGATATCCAACATTTTCTACTTGGATACTGGTTGGATGAGGAGGGTAAGATGAGGATACATCCCACGCAGTTATCAAACTGGATAGATACATACTGTGAGAACTATGTTGAAAATGAGGTTGAACAGAACGCACTTCGAAGTGTTGGGATAAGGAGCAAGGTGGTTCCCTCGTTTCTAGGAAAAATAGGCGAGTACGAGATTGCGTACGAATTTAGCGTAACTCCAAAGCTTTATACATCAGTCTCCGGAAATAATTACGAATTGTATGGGTGGGATAAAATTGCTGCATTGGCACAGGCGCATCCCGAAGTTGAATTTCATCTTTACGGTTCAAACACACCATTTCCTACCCCTCTTACGAACATGATCGACCACGGCAGAGTTCCAAAAGAACAAATGAATGAAGAAGTAAAGAACATGCAGGGGTGTCTCCGGCTCACTTCATTCGATGGGTTCTCTGAGATCGTTGCGAAAGCACTTCTCTGGGGACAGTGGCCGGTTTCTATCATTGAATACCCGCATACACTACGACCTGATTCGATCGTCTTCCCCAAGGAGCCGAATCTGAAAGGTCGTGATTGGCTATTAGCGAACGTGAATAGATACCCCTGGGTATGCTAAAAACAACTAAACAGCACCTGAAGTACTGGAGGGACCGGAAGATAGATTGGGGAACACACTACACCGCTACGTGGAACCACCCACATAGAATGCTGATAACAATGGTCCTGAAGTCATTCCCGTGGATGTCCTTATGGGAAGTTGGTTGTGGTTCGGGACCGAACTTGATACGTCTCGTACGCGAAGGGTTCACGGATAGGCAGCTCGGCGGGTCGGATGTAAATCCGGATGCAATTGAACTTGCGTCTAAGACATTCCAGAACGGTAAATTCCACTGTGAGCCATCTGACGATATTTTGCTCAGCGATCAGTCAGTCGATGTGATGCTTTCCGACGCGCACTTAATATACATAGGTCCGCTCAAAATCAAGAAAGTTCTAGGGGAAATGATTCGAGTAACGAGAAACCATATCGTACTCTGTGAATTTCATTCGAAGTACTTCTGGAAACGTTGGTGGTTTAGGTTACGAAGCGGGTACAACGCATACGACTATAAAAAACTACTGGAGAGCCTCGGATGCTACGATGTGCAGATTGCAAAAATTCCAAAGGAGTTCTGGCCGGGAACTCCGTGGGAAGAATGGGGTCATGTTATAACAGCTAAAATAGTTCATGTATGAAAAATGCCTTTCTCGTATGCGTTCCTTTCACTGGTCTCGGACTATACGGAGGATTTCGCGGTAATCGTTGGCTGAGAAACCGAGTTGCTGTATTCAAAAAATTCGTCATACCGTCATTACTCAGCCAGACAGATAGAGACTTCATTGTGTGGGTCGCATGGCGAGAAGAAGAAAAAAATAATCCGATTGTAAAGGAGCTATTGCGATATATGCAGGCGATTCCGAACTTCAGGGTGATTTTTACTTATTCAGGAGTACCGTTCTGGGACGATAAGTACGACGACGAGACGGCACGTATGCGCCTATTCCGAACGCTGAAGGATGCATTCCCTGCTCTCATGGAGGTTACGTCGGACTGTGACGAGATTTACTGGCTATTACAACCTAGTGACGACTTATACGATAGAAACACCGTAGATTCCGTTAGGAAGGCATTCAGAGAAACCGATGCTCAGGCTGTCAGTTTCACATGTGGATACATATGCAACTACTCCACGATGGAAGTTCTGGAGTATAATCCTAATACGAACCCACCGTTTTTCGCTATAAAGTTCGATCGTAAAACATTCTTCGATCCTGGTAAACACATGAATTACACTGGGCCATACAAAAGTCACGAGTACATAGGTGACAAACTGAAATTGGCAAAGTTTGAGGGACGAGGATTCTTGGTCGGAACTCATGGAGAAAACATATCGACACATTTCAATCATCCATTCGGAGGCGCAAAGGTCGAGGGCGTACTGGACAATTTCGGAATCAGTGGATTATCACCCATTCGATTGCCGATATCGTACAGGAAGTGGGTGATGCGAAGGCTACCGTACCGGTGGCAGAGAAAGTTACGGTACATCTTCGGTGAGTTACTTTATTCGAGGTTTTATAATTGGATAAGAAATTAAATATGAACATTCTAAAATACATCCTGAGTAAGAAATATCGTTTCTTCTTAGAAAAGAGGTACGCTGTCCAAGCGACAATATGGGAAATGGAATTCAAAGTGAACAAAAGTCGCCAGGTACGCGAGGGAATACGTCTCGATAGAGATAAGACCGTTGAAAACATAAACCAACTCGAGGCGACGCTGAAGGTTCCCGGTAAAAAGGAGGAAGAGATCAAGAAGCTCGAGAGCGAACTCGCGATGCATAAGTCGAATAAGGAGAGGTTTGAGAAACAGATAAACATGATAGACGCGCAAATAAATGGAGGCCAACAGAGCGAGGATAATCCGGCGGGTATCGGGATACTCGAGCAGATGAGAAGCCTCGTTGAATTGCAAGGTATGTATGATGATTACATGAGCCGTATATGAAAATAATGATCACAGGACATCTCGGATTTGTCGGATCTGAGACGAAAAGATTCATAGAAAATATCGGTGAGACCAACACGGGTTCCAATGGTGTTCAAACAGTGCTTATGGAGCACGAGGTTGTGGGGTACGACATCATGGAAGGTCACGACATTCGTGATGTGGAACAACTAAACGCATTCGTTGCTCTACATAAGCCTGACCGGATACTTCATTTAGCTGCAATCGCTCGGTTTTCAGATGCCGATAACGACCCGCAACTCGCATTCGAAACGAATGTAATGGGTACGAGAAATGTTGCCATAGTGGCAAAAAAGCATAAAATACCAGTAGTGTATTCGTCTACCGGATCGGTATATATGCCAATTACAGACTTCACCGGCTCGATAAAGGAGGACTGGCCGGCAAAGGGTAACTCAGTATATGGATGCACGAAGTTCGCCGGAGAGACATACATCAGGCAACTTACACCGCATATTATTCTAAGATACGCACACTTGTATGGAAGGGAGAAGCGTCTTCATGGTCTTATCGGAGGATTCATCAGTCGCATTGAGCGAGGGCTTGCACCGACTCTCTATGGAGGAAAACAATCCAACGATTTCACCTACATTAAAGACATCGCTCGCGCAAATTTCGCAGCACTTACGGCTCCTTGGGATGCGTGGAATAACGTCTATAACATTGGAACTGGAGAAGAGCTCAGCGCCAAAGCTGCAGGAGATCTCATCTGCAAAGCCAGTGGATACAAAGGTAAAATCGAAGTCAAAGCGCAAAGGACAGTAGATCCAGAACGTTTCCTATTCGATGTATCTAAGGCAGAAAAAATACTGGGCTTCAAAGCAGAGTATGATTTTTCCAAAGGATTAAAAGAGATGTTCTTATGATGTCTCCGTACTTGAATTTATGGGGCAAAAATAAGATTGGAAAAGGTACGTCATTCGGAGCATTCTGCGATATCGGTAACGTCGAGATTGGAGATAACTGCAAGGTGCAGTGTCATGTATCGATACCCTCGGGATGGAGAATTGGGAACAATGTATTCATAGGTCCAGGAGCTCACTTCGCAAACGACAGGAAGCCCCGCATTGGCCTAGAATGGGCCGTGGAGCAGGGTATCGTCGAGGATGGAGCAAGTATCGGTATGGGTGCCCTAATAGGCGCAGGAGTCAAAATTGGAGCCGGAGCGATGATAGGAATGGGTGCAGTGGTCCTGAAGGATGTACCTGCCGGCGAAACATGGGTAGGAAACCCTGCTAGGCGTATCGTCCCGTCTTCGGAGAAGGTTTAGGGGTTGGCTTACGCTTCACTGTCAACTTCTTTTTTGAGATTTTCATGGAGCTTTTACTTCATAGGCTGATAATGCCTCATCGACCGACTTATGGATTACCCTGTCGATATTCGTCAGCGTGTATATGGACCATGCGAGTATTGGAATGACTACGACAGTCATAAAAACTCCGGATGCCGCTACGGCGCCGTTCATTCTCTCTCTCCACCTATTGATATCTGCGATGGAACCGTTTGTCGCACTTGTTTGTTCAAAAATCTCTAGCAGATCCTTTTTAACGTCTGCAAACATCTCGAGTATTTCCCTATTCCTGAATGGTTCCTCGGGCATAGCATGTAATCCCGTGATTATACGATGATTACATGCTTCCGCTAGTGGGGGTGTTGACAACTACCATCTCCTGTTCAACTTTGCAATCATCTTTTCAGTGATTGCGTACCCTTCACCGTGCGCAGTCCGGCGCCGCTCGGCCGTAGGAAAGTACCTCTGTATTAGTTTGAGGATTGTTTCCTTGTGTCTGTATGGCTCGCCCTTGTTGTTCTTGATCAGTCCGAAATGACTTTCTATAAACCTCCCGCGACTTGACTTGCGGTAGAAACAGGGTGTACCATCGTGGGTATGGTATTTCTATTCGGAGTTGCGTCGATACTTTTCGCCGGTTGGTTGTTCAATAAACTCCTGGGCGGGGGCAACTGATCGACGCTTTTGAACATACTCTCGATAGCCCTATTCGGGTTATTCAAGAACTTGTAGAATGAGGCTATCGCTTTCGCTGTGACTCCTTGTGCAACAGTCGCAGGATTCAGACTCAAAATCCCGTTTACAACCTGCCCGCCCGAGAATACGTCTGTAAAGTCGATAGGACCTTTTACGTTCTTCCTTGCATCTCTGAGAGACGCTTTTATAACATCTCGCTCAATTGTTTTGAGGGCAGAGTACTGGTCCTTCAGACCTTGGTAACTCTTGCCAGTTGTACTCGTAACTGCGCTATCAAGCCCTTCACGCATTTTATTGGCAACCATAGCATCGATAGTGGCTCGTGATCCCATATCGTAAGTAGGATTACGGTAGTATGCTTCGAGCTCTTTATTGAGATTCTTTATCACCTCCTGAGCTGTAACTGCATCTATGCCTCCTGCATTCGATAGACGCTCTTGCAGAGATACCGCATAGTCGATTGCTCGAGGATTCGTAATCGCGAGAGCTTTATTATTTATCACGGAACTAAGTTCGTCAGCGATAGCACCTACGTTCACTTTGATACCCGCGTCTCCGGTCTGCTTTGCAAGGGCATCATACTTTGCGAATATAGAACCTTTGGTCTGTTCCAGTGCATCGGAAAGTTCTTGCAGACTTTTCGGTAATGTTCCGCTAATCGCTTCCCCACCGGGAATATCATTGAATGTAAGGTTCGGTTGGTTTTCCTTAATTGTTTTAACGGCTGTGAGAATATCCTCGCGATACGCGGCAACGCGACCAGGAGTGGTACGTGCGTTTATAAGCGGCTTGACTCCTTTCTCAAATTTCGTGAGTATATTTGATTCGATGGTAGCTTCTGACTTGTTCGTAAGAGAGGAGGCAAGGTCTCCGAGAGCCGTCTTGCCTGAGCGTAGAGCACCCATAATCTCCGAGTTCGCCACGTCCTGTGGGGTAATTTGTTTCGATCCTGCTATTGCCCCTGCGATGGTACTTGCATTCAACAGTCCCTCTGCTCCTGCTTCTACGTAACCCCCCACAGGGCTCGCAGCGAGCTTTTGAACACCTGGAATATCTGATACAAGGTTTCCGGCAGCCTCTATTGCTTTTCCTATTGGAGACATGATAGGACCGAGAATAGGAGCTCCTATCGAGAGTGCAGAATTTACTACTCCTGCCCCTGTCCGAAGAAGACCGAGGGGTAGATTGCCTGCTGCTTCTCCAGGTCTCGAAGCCTGAGAAAGCCCGCTCCTAATCTGTGCGCCGGCGCTCGTCGATGCTTCTATGATTTTCCCAATCTGCGTAGTCGCGAACTGCTTTGCCTGCATCTGCCCCTTCATCACGTTCAGTGGATTTATGTCGGTACCGGCACTTGTAAGCTGCGGAGTATACGTGGGCTTGTCTCCGTACTTCTGTTTGAAATCCTCTACAATTGCTTTTTGTTTTTCGATAGAGTATCCGAGGTTACGTGCATGTTGTATGACACCGTCAAGTTTCGCTCGAGACTCTGCACTTAGGACACCGACGGGGCTCGTAGCGGTTGGAGTGGGCGCCCGTAGCAATGCCCCAGGAGCGGGGGTGAGATTCAGTCCTGTCGCAAAGTTCGGTGTAGTTGCAGGCTTTAGGTTTAACCCCGTTGCAAAGTTTGGAGCCGGAGCGTTTGAGGGTGCAGCAGGCATATTAGTATCCGAGAAGTGCGCGATCAGCTTCTGTGATAGTTCCTGAGGTAGAACCTCCAGTAGTAGGTGCAGAGCCCGTGTTTAGGTTCGTGGTGACATTATTAGGATTCAGACCCTGAGATACAGCCATCTGTTTGTACTGGGCAATGGTCTGGTCATACAGGTTCTGCTGCACTTTCAACTTCGAGTCAATAATGGATTGGAATGCAGTTTTCACTTGATCAGGTAGGAAGCCACCATTGGGGTTCAGGTACCCGTTGAATCTCGCGTAGATTCCTGCGAATATATTCCCTGATTTCGCCGCAGACGCATATTCGGTCTCACGCACAACGGATGTGGGATCGAGAGCCTTCATAAACTCATAGACTGTGGCGAGGTCACCGGGACCGCCGAGTTTAGAATTCAATATCTGATCCACAGAAAGCTTCTTGCCGAGGATGGTTTTGTAGTCCTTCACGATGGGGTCACTGTTGAATGCGGTGAACAATCCCCGCTCATTATCGATTTGTTGGTTACCTCCGGTGCCCCCTGTCGCGGGATGGTACGCAGCACCGAGATCGGCTATCTTTTTCCCCGTTGCCTTGCTCACAAGCCATTCATGTCCATTCAATTCTATAATTGTATTATCCTGTCCGAGTTTACTTGCAGCATCTATCTGTTTCTGTGCTAAGTCATTCGTTGCCTTGATATCAGCGTTCGCATTCGAGACAATGGTCTCTACCTGAGCTTGGCCCTGTTTATAGAGTGAGTCGGTAAGCGTCATCAAATGCGTGAGTGTGTCGAGCTTTGATTGGTATTTCGTATCGAGCTGAGAATTCAGCCTATCCACTAAGCTCTGTGAGTACCAAGGATTGTTCTGGTTATCGATTTTTTTTTGATTCAATTCGTCAGCGAGATCAGCTTGCTCCTTGGCGTATTCTTCGAACTTCTGTTTGATTGTATCGAGACCGAGCGCCTTATACGTATCCGTATACATCTTTACCTGTTTCTGTATAGGATCCATCCCTGAATATGCGTCAGGTTGCCCACCTTGGGTAGTTTGATCGCCCATAGAGGATGAATTTTGGGCCGTAGGCGCTGTTGTAATGCCGGAAGCGGACATACCGCCTCCTACCCCTGATTGTAGCGCTGCAAGCGTTCTAGGACCGAAATAGCCTATACCAGAGCTATTATCGACACCGAGTTGTGACTGGAGAGCCGCAACTGCTGCGGTAGTCTTCGGTCCGTAGGTTCCATAGCCTCCTGCGAGGTCCTGTTGGGTCATAAGGCCTCTGCTCACGAGGTAGTCCTGTAACGCTTGTACTGCGGGTCCAGTGTTTCCAGGCTCAAGTGCCACCGAAGGCGGTTGTACTGTGGGCGCAACACTACCAATAGATCCTATGGAAGAAGCTGCGGTAGTGAGTTGGTCCTTCATTGTCGCGAGGCGGCTATCGTTGGGATTTGTTGCGGCAGGCTGTTGTGGAGTTGTTTGTGAAGTAGGTGCTGCCGCATTTGTAGTCGTTTGCGCAGGAGGAGTCGGGGTCTGTTGTGTCGGGGTCTGTGCAGCATTCCAATTCGGATTCTGTCGTACATAATCAGGATTAGGAGTTGTGGATGCCTCGCCTGCATATATTGTTCTAAGAGTATTCTGTTGTGCGGGAGTTGCAGCATTCCACTGATCTTGACTCAGTCCCCATGTCTGCCATATCGGGTTATATCCTGCCGATGATGTGGGAGCGATTGCTGAGGTAGTAGGTGCTCCATAAACCGGAGTTCCCGAAGCACTGGTAGTATATGACTGAGTTCCGGTTGCAGGATTTCCTTGTACAACTGTCGGCGCTACTACAGGAGCTGAGGATGTCGCAACGACCTGTCCACCGGCTCCGTAAGTTGGTCCCGGAGTAGGTGCCACTGTCGGCGCTGATCCAGGAAGTGCAGTAACGGGTGCTGCACCATAAGTTGCTATACGTGCGTTGTATTGTGCGAGTGTCTCTCCTGGTGCTACTTGATATACCATAAAAATTAAAGGCCCCATTGGTCTCTACGGAAGATGTCCTCTTTAAATCCTCCTCTAGTAACGTCGAAACGCTTCCACATTCCATCATTGAGCGTATCTAAATAGTTCGATTGCTCATCGTTTATAAGACCCTTTACTGCGTCGAGCTTATCGGAAGCTTGCTTATCGAATAACACAGATTCAGTTGGTAGATGCTCGCGATCCTTCAAGTAGGAAGTCATTTTTTTTACAATACCCTCATTACCTTCCTCGTCGTAATCAGAGAATATTGTTTTCGCCGTCATATCTGTCACGTCAAGTATTGGCATGTACTGTCCCCACATTACAACAGTTCCTGAGAAGTCCGAGGCATTGGGGTTTATGAGAAGTTGTCGCGCGTAATCAGTATAGACCTTAGAAGTGTCTGAGCTATTATCTTCTACGAAGGATTGAAATTTATAGAAATTCTTCTTTTGAAATCTCTTGCCGCCGACAGTCAGTAACCTAATTGAATCAGCCTTGAATCCTTCTGGGTATGCCAGTGTCGTGTATCCTTCCGCTGACGTAGTTGCGGAACCAGAGCTAGTAGAGCTTTTACCCTCCGTCATCGGCCATTTTTTATAGCCCGCGGCCCATATATGTGCTGCTTTTAGCCATCCCTGAATTATGGTATCTGTTATGAATCCGTCCGTTGTAGTTCGGTTATTCCGGACCAGTACCTCAGTTATGATATCGCCTACGTTATTTAGTGCCATATATTACATTGTAAACCACTGTGAGCCGTCTGAATAAAATCTCTTAGATTGGTAGTTGGTAGTGAGTGTAGTTGACGTTGCTCCGTCAATCGTTTTCTCTCCATCGGATCTAATGGTGATTGTTGTAGTTGCGGCCCCTCCGGCCTCATCTTTTATTATGTAAGACTTTCCATTGCCGGCCAAACTTGGTAGAGGGAGTCCTATAGTTGGCGCAACACCAAGATTTGTAACTCCGATGATGAAGTCGGAAGCCGAACTGGTATAAAGAGAGCTCGAAACTACGGTTCTGCGTATTCTCTGTCCTCGCAACAACTGCGCCTCTGTATCATTTACAATGAATAAGTCCTTTACAACAAGCGTTTTGTCGGTCCGTGTGACGTTAGGAGATGATTTCCAGTCTTGTTCCATACTAATCATCCAATATTTCTCCCTCTATGATAATAGGAAGGCCGACAGTCAGAAGAGCCGTACCATTCCAGTCCAGACCGAGCCATAAATTATTTTTTCCAGTAACTCCGGTGGGAGTAAACACGACGCCGCGTTCTCCAAGGTAATTAGATGATGTTATTGTCGGCATTGCGTTTGCCGTTCCAGTGTAAACCTTCGATCCATCATCGACATACATATTCACAATTAAACTCATTCCAGAAGCAATGGCCTGCGAAAATGGGATTCGTATTTTGGTTATTTTGAATGGTTTTCCAATGCGGAACATCTGAGACCAAAATATATTGTCGATAAGTCCGTATGTGGTGGAACGCACGTCGAGGTATTGGTTTGCGAGACCGCTTCCAGACGAATTTCCTACCCACGGTATGTCGAAAGCGAGTGGAAGATTGTCAGCAAGTAGTAATGATGTCACCGATCCGTCAGTACCGGACGTTGGAGCTACTGTATTAAAAAGCCCAGATGTCAGTCCGCTTTTCTGCAACCCGAGAGAATATACACATGCTGTATTTACGGGTGTAGCTGAAAAGGATCCGAATAGAAGTCTTTTCGAAGATCCCTCGAGAGCTCCAGGAAAAGGTGGCTCTCCGTCTTCAAAATATCCTACTTCCGACACAGTATTTCCTCCGACATATTGTGATACTCTGAAACCCTGTACACCCAGGTTTCCCGAGACAATATATAGAGTTCCGTCAACATTTTTCAGCCCTGTTATAATAGAGTCTGGAAATTCCACCCATATAATACTGTTGAAATTTCCAGATGTTGTATCCCAGAAAGCCATTTTTGCTCTCATACCACGCTTCGTAGCGTTCGTGTTTTCTAGCAATGCTATAGCTAAACTACTACCATAACTTTCTATTGCTGTGGGCCATAGGCCATAACCGAACGTCAACTTAGAAGCCGTAGATCCGCTATCTGTATCTCCTTCAACCGCTGCCTTCGTAGTTGAAATTACGTGGATAGTACCTTGATTTCCGACTACATCGGCAAAGTAGAGTTTTCCGTCTGAATGTCTATGAGCTACATGGTTTGGATATGCGGTATTGAGGAAAAAATCCGAGGGATACGTGGTATTTGTTAGCGCAGCTTTCCCAAGAGTACCCGTCCAATACGTTCCATTGAAAGTTGGAGCCCCATTGAGCGGTCCGTACCTCGCTACATCCGTGTTTTTGAAAAAATATATATAATTGTCATAATACTCCGCACCATTACCAGATGAACTCGTAAGCGTTCCACCATCCGATAGTGCTGTAACTACCGAACCTCCTGTGACGTAAGCAGATCCTCCCAGATCGTATATATATACGCTGCTATCTTTTGGGTTAGGAATCAGCCACATTGGAGAGTTTGCGATTATTGAGTTTCCTATGTCCGTCACGGCAACGGGACGCAATAGACCGGATGCCACGTTTGAGTATGCGTCACCGATTGTATCTGTACTTGGTAAAGATGGGTCTATAGCAATAGATGTTCTGAATTGACCTGGTGATGAAAAATGACTCGATTGCGAATGTCCACCAAGAATGCTATCTATTCTGACTTCAAATGTTTTTTGTTCTGCCATATCAGTATTGGTACTCTGGATAGTCAACTTTGAAATACTTAGCGCGGAAAAAGTATTTATCTGCCTTCGTGAGTCCAATCTTTTTCCAGTCAGTTAGTTTGAGGAAGTTGGTGAACCTTTTCGAGTCCTTTACTAAGTAAAGTAATATCCTCCTCACGAGCCTCTCGCGTTCCTTCATATCTCCTACCACCTCAGCTTCCTCGAGCATAGAGAGTCCGTACTCGAAGTCCTTAGCTGAAACCTTCCGGTACCACGGGAAGAATTTGGCAATCCATTGGAAACGCATCCGGTAGGCGTCATCCTCCTGAAATATGAAGCAGATGATGTCTCTGAGCCTCGAATCACACCCCGAATCGGTCATTGCCCGGTGTAATTCCTTTACAGGTGGTATCATTTTCTCGAAAGGAACCTGATCGTACTTGAAATCCTCGAACAACGTGTAGATATTGCCCCACGACTTCTCCAAGTGAGCGTCAATTTCGGCATCTGAGCGCTTTTCTTCCAACATTTTCCACGTATCGTTGAAAATCTGGTTTTTTATCTCGTGTTTGAGCTTCGAAAGCTTGCCGAAGAGCATAGAACCACGCGGAAACCCGAGAAAAGGATACTTTTCACCCTTCATCTGCATTTCATAGTGGCCATCCTTCGTCTTATACAGCTTCGCCTCCACTGCGTCCGCAGTTTTCCAATACGAAACCATCTCTGCGTTTCGATAGTACTTATCTCTGATTACTTTAATGATGTTCATAGGTGCTAACTTGTGGGGGCGGTTGCCCACCCCCACTGAGTCAGAAACTAGAAGCTTCCGAAAAGCATAGCACCGTACTTGCGGCGGTACGCGGGAACCTTCGCTCCGTAGAGGAAGAGACCCTGGTACTTCTTCGCAAACTGGTTTTCTGCATCCACGACACGAGACTCACTCCACTTTTCAGCGAAGGTAATCATTCCTGTGTGGTTCGCGACGATCTGGTTTCCGGTAGCGCCCGTAGCAGCAACTACATCCGGACCGATACGAGTTGCCGTAGAGGCAGTCGTATGGCCTGCACGAGTCGATACACGAGAGCCCGCAGCCATGTGGACATCGAAGGCACCAACACGCATGACACGGCCATTTATGACCGTTCCGGTGAAGATTTCTGCGATGCCAGTAGGCTGAAGCTGAGAAGCTTGCTTGAGCTGTGTGACGAGTTGAGCGGGGACAGTCAGGTGACGATCCACGTTATCTACTTCGTTCTGGTCGAGAGCTTCCGCGAGCAACGTGACTTGGTTGTAAATAACCGAGGACGTAACAGCGGTTGCAGCAGCGGCCTGGAACTCCCATCCGTTACCCTGGTAGGTAAGGAACGAAGCTTCTCCAGTACCATACTTGGGGAAGTTCACGCCATCGCCTCCGAAAAGACCACGGAGTGTATACCCTTCCTCAAAGTCTGCACCGGAGACTGCCTCATCCCATTCTGTGAGAGTGGCGACTGTAGAAGAGGTTACCGAAGAGATTCGGTACCACGGCGTTACGAACGCAGCGGTAGAACGAAGTCGGAACGGCTTTCCAATATCAGCAGAGTCGAATCCTGCAAAGTAGATTGCTCCGTCTACAGGGTTCTCCACTGAGCCGATGTTGGATGTCTCGTACGTACCATCGTAGGTAGATACGGTAACCGTACCTCCGGTCGTTGTGGTGGTGATAGAGGCCATTGTGCCAGAGCCACCGCCCGCGACCGTAAGATTGATACCGACCCAGTTACCTGCCTTCACACCGCCGGCAGCACGATCGAGAACATACGTATCCACTTCTTTTTCAAGTTGTTTCGCGTAGTCGTTCGTGATGTGTTCAACGATGTCGTCAGCATAGGTAAACTGGTCTTCGAGTCTGTCGATAGCAAAGTTCCAGTATCGGCGCTTTTCAACGACGAGCTGATCCTGTGCATCCACAAGAGCCTCGGAGCTCATGTCAGTTCCCACTACGTAGTCAGAGAGTGTCCCTGAACTAAGGAATGAGAGGATGTTGACACGATCACCGGGCTTCTTGATTTCCCCCTCGTAGTTACGATTTGTGATCGAGTCTACGATGGAGTTCTGGTATGTCTTCTCCAAGACTTTTGAGGAGAAAACTTGACCAAAGTTTGTTAATCGAGCCATAGTGTTAATTTAATTACTAACTGTTGCGGATTTTGAGGGTCCCTGCCTTGAGTCTTCTTACGTACTCTCGGTAGTTGTTGTTCCTCAAGTCATCCACCTCACTTGCTGTCAGCCCGTCTGGCTGTGGAGCTGTTCGCCCACCACCTGAAGGGGTTTCCAACCCTCTACGGGGCTTTGGAGTTTCCAGAAGGTCATTCTCTGTGAGGAACGCCTTTGCGGCAGTATCTATTCGCATTCCCGGATTGTCCTGAAGGTATTGTTCAAATTCCATTGCCTTATCACTCAATGCCGGGTATTGCGTTTGGAGAGACTTGCGCACCTCGTTCTGTTCTCTCTCTGCCAGTTTGGATTCGAGAGAAGAGATTTTGGTGAGCAATGTCTTACCCTCATCCGAAAAAACTTCCGGTGGCTGTTGGTTTTTAGTCCGCTCAGCCTCCAATTCTTCGCGTAGTCTTTTCTTTTCTTCACGCTCCTTTCGGAGAGATTCGAGTAAAAGAGCAGGGTCAGTCTTCTCGCCAGGCTTGGAAACTACTGGTGCCGCTTCGGTTACTACTTCTGCGGGAGCTTGCTCCGTAGACAGTGGAGCGGGGTTAACGTCTGATTCCATGTTTCATTCCCTAGTTTAACGACATTGGGTGGTCACGAACTTTTAAATTACTTACCGTTCATTTTTACTGACTTCGTCCCGCTTTTGAATCCGTGATCCAACTTATGGGTGTTTTTGCCGAAACTACCGAGTCCTTTTCCAGCTGAATCGCTCAATACTTTATGCGATGATACTTTCGAAACATTGAAAGGCTTTGAAATAAGTTTTCCCATACTAAGAATTTACTATTTGAGTAAGATACTTCTCCAATGACTCCCGTTCGGCCTCCGGGGCTTCAATGGCTTTGAGAAGGTTTATATAGACATGCAGGGACCCCTGTTGCACTGGTGTCAGTAACTGCACGCCGTCACATTTTCCCTCAATGATTCGTATCTGAGACTTGCAGAATTCTTTTATCATTTCAACAGTGACAGACTCGCCGCTCAGGACGAGGCGGTATTTTTCATACACTGCCTTCTCCTCCGAATCCAATGTTGTGACATCGTCAATACCTTTCTTGGCGAGGAGTTTGTTGAGAAGTGCTGTACCTGGTATTTTCATAGCGGTTTCCTTTTGGAAGCCCGCTGAATGTTTCAGTGAGAGACTTTCATTAAAGTATGCGTGTTTTACGTGCAATGTCAAATATAGTTGGGGATATCATCCGGCGCCTAGGGTAAGTAGGTTTGATACTGGGACTACAGCAGCGGCGCCCCCGAAGGGGTACTGTACTCCCGCTCCGGCGTTATAGAGTTCATTTACCTCAGTTTGGGTAAGTACCGTCCCATTCCAAAAGCCGACCATGTCGAAGGTTGCATTGGAGTAGTTTCCCGTAACCGCATCTTTTCCTACAGAGAAGTCGGACGTGCTATTGAATAGAGATGTGACTGCGCCCGTTGTTGCCTCAGTTTGAGCAGTAGAGTTTATGTATAGATTCGCCTTCGATGTAGATTGTTTCCACGTAAGTACAATGTGGTACCACACTCCAGTAGACAGTCCTCCGGCCCATGATCCCTGAAATCCTGTCGATCCATCGTTCGTTACTGTTAGATAGAATGTGGACCCCCCATCTGAGTTCTGCTCGAATCGCCATGCACGATTACCGCCGCTACCATACATACCCATGAGCTGATTATCTGCGAGTGTATCGGGCTTATAGAAAAGGGATAGGCTGAAGCTTGTATTCGCCGGTACAACGAGATTCGTTTGATTCGCATTCGTGATCAGGAAACCTCTCGAAGATGCAGAGGCAGTCTGGGCACCGTTATTTATTTTCGCTGCTACATACGGAGTCGTATTGCCGTTCACTAACGTATTGTTCGCACCACCCGACACAGCATCAGAAGCATTCCCCGAAGACTCGTCGAGATTCCAGAATGCAGTGGGTGTTGTTATCGCCATGTTACAAAATATCTATGTATGAAGGTTTGAATGCTGCAATCACACTCGCTTTCAAGTTTGCAACAGGAGTTTCGTTTCCCGTAATGATTCCCGCATCAATTGCGCGTCTCACTGATAGCCATCGTTGGTATAGAGATATAAATTGTGCTTTATCAGCCTCAGCCTGAGTGGGAATAGCGGGAGTGGTATCAATGGGTCCTATTGCAAGTCCATCTGCGAATGCCCGAGCGGCCTCCACTGCATCGAGTTTAGATTTTATCTGAGACTTCAGACTCTCAAGCGAAGGCGCAGATCCGAACGAATACTCCTGTGAGAATGATAGGGATGGCGTTACTGAGTCTTCGAACGCAACCACGACTTTTATCCGGTCTCCATCCTTCGTCGAAGATATTATTTTAGGCGTAATCATACTAGATTTCTTTAGTGAATAGTGCGTTGAATGTTACATCGTGCGTATCGTCTGATAGGTCAACCGTCCAGTTATTACCAGTGTTACCGGCAGGCCAAGGGACGGCATGAACAACGCCCGCAGTTGCACTTGCGGGAACGTTTAGTGTGAACTCTACGTTACCCCCTGTAACTGAGCGAAAGTCTGCTTTTATAGCACCTGTAGAGTTGTTAGCAGCAGTGACGGAAATGCAATCAAGAAACACTCCTGCAGATGCTGCCAAAAGTGTAGTTTCCGTACCGTTTACCACATTCACTCTTGCTGTAGCGATAAGATCGCGTACATGCATTGGGCGAGTAACTTGTCTGCCCATTTTGTCAGACATTGGTCTTACATCGGCACCGTCCGATACTGCTGTGGGGTTTGCCGTATGCGCCACATATACAAACATCGAGTCGGGACCGCCCGCTACTGTATTTATAGGAAGAGGGTTTGAGGTCGAATATTGCCCACCACCAGAGTCAACAAGCGCCGAAGCTGTTGTTGCTGTTATACTAGATACAACAACGGTACCGGTAATCGGAAAAGGATTCGAGCCTGAGTATCCGACTCCAGTGCTGTCAGAGATGTTTACCTGTGTAGAAACACCTGCTCCCGATACCCATGTGATAGGAACCGGATTGCTCCCCGAATACTGAACACCTGTAGAATCTACGAGAGCACTTTTCAATGACGCGGTCACGTCAGACGCAAGTACCGTTCCTGTTATCGGTAGGGGATTAGAGCCGGAATATTGCACGCCGGAAGAGTCGACTATTGCCGACCCAGTTGTGGCAGATCCTCCAGAGACAACCGTGACGGGGAACGGATTAGCTTGGCTATAGGGCGTAGCACTCGAGTCGATAGCTTGCGTCGATGAGTTCGAGGCAGAAACACTGAAGGAGCCCGATACCTTCATCGCACCTGTATCTTGGTCGATTATAGAGATCCCCGCAGACGATTGTATATCCTTAATCGTAAAGAAGTCACCACGTCCTCCGGATGCCGATTGGGGAAACTGCATCGGCTTTCCCGCTTGGTCCATCATTATGACTGGGAACGGCTTTGCGTTCGGCTTGAGCGACATTTCACTGGGGAATGTGACTGGGGTAGGCTGTACTGTTATTTGTGGCTTCTCAGCTCGTGGGACGTTTACTGTAACCTGTGGGGTGGGAACTTTGATTTCCGGTATCTGAATTTCTGGTATCTTCACTTCAGGAGCTGCAATCTGTATTTCTCTCAGAACAGCAGCGAGCTCGTCTTTATTTATCTTAGAGTTCGAGGCAAGTTCTTGCAGCGCAGGAGCGAACACGTCCATGATGTTCTTCGATACTTCGGACACCACAGAGGAGCGGTCCTGGTTGGCGTTCTTTTGCTTAGCTTTTTCGAGAAAGGTACCTAGCATCTCGTTTACTTTTTTTAAATCAGGATTCATATAGATATTTTACTATAGATTTTACCGACCGAATAAATATGAACTAGGAGAAGCGCCGGAATGGGGAATGTATGCGACCAGTATTCCGCACTCGTACAGACTCACAGTCGTCAAGTCTGTTGCAGTTGTCATTCCGATAACTGTTCCTCCCGCCGGATAGGCGGTGGAACCTTTAAACGAAGTAATCATGTTCGCGCTTGTTCCTGTTGCATATGTGGAGCTGGTCCCTCCGGTAATCATCTTTGCTGTCTCTGAAACCAACGATCCTTGGTACAGCCACCCTCCGTAGTCAACAATATCTGCCCCAATGAGGTTTATATCTCCAGTGCTAAGATCCTCGATACTATATTCTTCCGTTATAGCACTGCCCGCACCTATCATTGACCACCCATTTGTTGTACTCAATGCACGTTCGTTCACTTGAGGAGAATGCCCCGTGCCGTAACCTGAACCACCCGCACCTATCTGTGTAGTGAATCCGTTCGTGGTTCCATTCGCGTTTGGACGTTTCGCTGTTACCCAGATGTCTCCGGGGTCGGTTAGCGAAGAGGAGTCATCGATATAGACATCACTGACTCTCATATCCTGAGTTCCATTTGAGCCTGCATTAGAGAATCTGAAGATACTCGTGGAAGTATTTGTGATAGTCGCATTAGTAATTGATATCGCCGAGTTACCATCCACTGAAAGCTCGAGACGGTTAACTGAGCCAGATGTTATCGTGTAAGCTAACGAGATTCGATACCACCTCCCTGTTGCAAGGGCTGGTCCGTCTGCGCCGATTTGTGCCGTCACAGTATTCCAAAGCTGTAGTACTCCTGCTGTCGTCATTCTAAAGTTGATACAAGTAACAACCCCCGAAGTAAGGATTTGGGCAAAGGTTCCTAATGCGCTAGGAAGTGCGTTGACGTAAAGATAAAAACTTATTCTCGTTCCCGTATCACCAACAACACCTGGCTTTGTCGCAGCAGAGACGGATGAGCCTGGGGGTATCTTCAGCGAACGCAAATGATTCCCGTGTACAAAATCAGAAACCACTGTTGTTGCCGACGTGGTATCCCAAAGTAAAATTCCAAAATCGGCATCACCCCCAGGCTCTAAGAATTTTGTTGTCATATTAGATATTCTTGGCGAAGAGTGCGGTAATATTCGTTACCTGTGATCCCGTCGATATATCTGTTCCTAGTTGCACTGTCCAGGCAGCATTGGGGTTAGCTTGCGGATATGGGACAGCAGGAGTCCAAACTGCGGGACCGTAATCGGCTGAGGGGACCGATAGTATCGTAACCGTACCTCCTGCCGTACTTTCTCTAATCGTTAGCGTAATACTTCCCTGAGCTGATCCAGTGGTACCGCCACGAGTAAAGAGCGACGTTGTTGACGCAGAAACAGAGATTAAATCAAGATACTGTCCTGCCGCTCCCGCAAGTAACGTGGTCTCAGTATTCGTTGCTAAGGCAACAAATGCAGTTGCTATCAGTTCCCTCACTTGTACTGGAGTAATCACTGTACGCCCCAACTTATCTGCCATTGGTCGTATGTCAGCGCCATCGGCTACGGCCGTAGGGTTCGTAGTTCGAGCGATATGCGTCATCATTGAGTCAAGTGAGCCAGTCACGAAAACTGAAGTCGCAACGTCAGTAGCATGTACGGTCCTAAGTGTGGTTGTTTGCACTTCTCCAGTCCCGAGGTTGGCAAGCTTTGCTCTGTCCCATGATGTTCCATTGAGACCCATCATCATTGCCATGCTCGCAGGTAAGTCGTTGCTACTTGGGATAGCATCTGTTGTTGTCTGGGTACTTAGGTTTGAGTTACTTGCCAATATGGTCCTAAGAGAACCGGCAGACGATGCACCGGTGTTGGTATCGACTGTGGTGCCGTTTACTTGGAGTATGTTAGTGGAAGAAACGGTATCTCCTGCTTGTATAAAACGAGTCGCTGTTGCTCCATCACCAGGACCGAAAGGTAGCGCAATTGTGGCTGAGGTAGGAACAGGATTAGAGCCGGAGTAAGCAACACCCGTAGAGTCAGTGAGAACTGTCGCTACGCTATTTGTGATTCCTGTTAGTGTTGTGACTGTAGTAATCGTACCCGAATTCACAACAACAGATGCGTCCGAATTCCCCGCTATTACAACACGAGTTGCACTTGCAGCATCACCCTGTCCTGACGGAAGTGTAAGTGTCGCTGAGGTTGGGAGTGGGTTCGAGCCTGAGTACTGTACCCCACTGGAGTCCGTGAGCGCCACGTTCATCGTGGCCGTTGCGTTAGTAACAAGCGTAAAGGGGAACGGATTCGATCCACTATATTGAACACCAGAACTATCTATGTTTGCTGCTGCAATTGTATTTATAATGCCAGTGAGTGTAGCTACGTTCCAAGTCCCCGACTGCGTGACAGCTCCTGTGATTGGTACTGGGTTAGATCCACTGTATGCCACACCAGTACTATCCACTATATTTGTGGCAGTTGAATTTGTGATACTTGTCACTGTGACGGCAGGCATCGTAAGAACATTCACGCTATCTATTGCCCCGCTAAGCTGTTGTACATCCAGGTGCGATGCTCGTAGTTCAGTATCGGTAAGTCCGCTTGAACCGGTGGGCAATTCCACCTTCATTCTTCCATCTGGATTTACGAGATTGGTGGCAGTAGTACCGAAAACATCTGTGACTGAGACACTCCAGTTCGCTCCGGACATCTGCATAACATCGATATGAGATGCGCGAAGCTCTGTATCAGTGAGTCCACTAGATCCTGTCGGGAGTTCTACCTTTACTCGCCCATCAGGGTTCATTATCTCCGCAAAGGTAGATGCCGCAGCTCCGGTGATGTAGACAGAATCAATGGTTCCGGACATTTGAACAATATCTATGTGAGAAGCACGCAGTTGTGTGTCTGTGAGTCCTGTGCTCACTCCCGATATCACGTTGACTGAAACCACAGCGTCAGTCGCGTGTACGACACGGATAGCGTTATCCTGATAGCCAGTTCCTACAACCACAGGATTGCCCCCAACCTGAATGAGGTTCATCGAACCAACAGCATCTGAAGCATAAAAGGTTGCCCCTGGGGTTGTCGAGATGCTGCCCGTAATCGGTATTGGATTCGAACCAGAGTAAGCGAGTCCGGATGAGTCTACGAGTGCAGCTGCTACCGAGTTTGTTATCGACGTGACTGTAACTGCAGGCATTGAAAGTACATCTGTGGAAAATGATATTCCACTTACTTGTCGTACATCAATGGGAACTGACTGAATTACATTTACTGACCCAACGGCGTCGGATGCGTAGAAAGTTGCACCCGGAGTAGTTGAGATAGAGCCTGTGATGGGAAGAGGATTGGAAACGCTGAAATCACCGTCAGAATTACCTATTTGAGCGATAGTAGATGTTGCTGAGGATGTAACTGAAAAGTTGCCCGTGACTTTCAGAGCGCCCTCCATCTGGTCGATAAGGGAAGCGCCGGATGACGTCTGTATGTCTTTTATAGTGAAGAAGTCTCCTCTACCTCCTCCGGCACCACTTGAGAACGCCATCGGTTTCCCTGCCTGATCTACCATGAGGACTGGGAACGGCTTGTCAGCGGGCTTGAGACGCATTACATCGGGGAAAGTTACAGGTGTTGGGCTCACATTCACAATAGGGGCATCTACTTTCGGAATATTCACGGTTACTTTCGGCTCAGGGACCTGAATATTGGGTATTTTTATCTCGGGAACATTTACGGTTACTTGTGGAGCCGGAACATTTATGGGCGGCAGCTTGATTTCGGGGAAATCTGGGAATGGCGGGAGCGTGGGAGTGTCGATTTTAGGAACTATTACATCCGGAACATTGACTGATACATTCGGAGCAGCGATTTTGAGCCCCTGAATAGCCTCTTTTACCTGATCGACGAGATTGGAGCCAAGAATTGAGAATATGCCGATCATGTCCTGTCGGTTTTTCTCATCCTTCGCATCCTGAAGTTTCCTTTTCAGGAAATCATCGGCAGCTTTCAGAGGATTCATACTAGCTTCCCATTAGCTGTCCTATTTGTTGTAGAGAGTCCTGAATACTTGCAGTCATTGCAGGGTCCTGTGAGGATTGCGCAGCTTGCTGTGGTGCTGCGTCTGTCGGTTGTGTGGGGTTCATCGGGGGTGGCTGCATAGCAACTTGCGACAACCTGTCCTGTTCTTCCTTTACATCCTTCAACTCAGCGGGAGTAAGGTCGAGGATTTTTAGAGAACGCTGTTGGAGAATAGATTTCAATACTTGATTCTCTGGTGACTGCGCTGCAACGTATCCGAACTTCTGTATAGACTTCAGGTCATCGGCCTCTTGCTCAGATGAAGAAGCGACGGTCGGATCGTAACCTGCTTTCGATTTCCAATCGGCGTTGTATACAACCTTCTCGTACATTTTTCCGCCAATACCTGTCTTATACAAAGTCATCTTATCGAATTTATTTGCCTGCATCATCTTATCCCATTTCACCGCAAGTCGATACCAAGAATCCTTGTAATACTTCGATGAAGTTTTGGCCCTCTCCTGTGCTTTACCGGCGAGGATCTGTATTTCTCCGAGTGTCTGTATTCCCTGCTCGGTCTGCCCTTTCTCTATAGCAGTGGCACCGGTGCCCCGCTCTACGATATTCGTAACAAAGTTTATTGCATTCAACGTGTCGTCGAGTCCATTGATAGCAACGGGCATTATGGTCTTATTTGGGTCACCAGGAGCAGGCAACATTCGTCCTGGTCCCGGCTCATATGTTTGCGGTGTGTATCCCTGAATGGTCGCGTCATACCAGTGCATTCCAAAGTTAGAGAGCGTTCGGCTCTCTACCTGCTGAGAAAACCACACATTGATTACCTTATTCGGTGTACGCACGAGATCAGCCACGGAATCCGGATAGATGTCATTTGTCTCACTGTCCTCAGACCAGAACTCAAACGGCCACTCCTCTATGCCGATACAGTCAACGAGTAACTCATCGGATAACTCGATAGAGTCATCGGCGATTACGACAACGTGACGCTCGAACTTCTTCAGCTTGTTGTTCCAAAGCTGCGTGAAGTGTTCATTGAGATTCACCAGAACATCGCCACCGGCAAAGAGTGAGAACTTCTCGTTCTGGACACCCATTGACCGTAGACGCTCGACTGAACGTTCCCACGCCTCCTTATTCTTAGATGACTGCACAATCCCTTTATCAGTGGCGAGCCACCTCTTGAGCTGTGCCTTGCCTTCTCTTGTGTACCGGTCGTCTACAAGTATGTCGCGCAGTGGCTTGAATATGTTTTGGTGGACTATATACCTTGCAGTTTCAACATCGAGAGGGTTTGTGAGGGGATCATACACAACATCAAACACATCCAAAATATCAGTACAAATTCCTTTTTCATAGAGGTTGAGCTTTTTAGTTGAGATGCCATAGAGGAGAACATTCTTTTTATCCTGTATGTCCTTCAGGTTCAAGTTTTCACGCTTGAACATCGAATCCCACATCTCCTGATAGATTATTTCCTTCATTTCATCGCCTGATTTTTCCTTCCAAGAAACCTCGGGAGCATCGTCGATCTTGCTGAGTATCGTTTTGATAGTCTCCTTCATCAGAGGAATGTTCGCCGCCTGACGTTGCGTGAGTCGGTTAGTCTTCACCTTGTTCCGGTACAGTTCGTAGTTCTCATTCCAATCAGTGTGTTTCCGCACTTGAAACTCTCGTGCAGACTTCTTTTCATTTATGAGCTTCGTTACCTTATCAGAAATAAATTGACCACCTGGAGTCGTGAGGTTTGAGGTGTTTATAGATGAGCTATATGCGGCCATGAGAGATATGGAGCCGCCCTTTGTATGGGGTAGGAGCTTTCTAATATTATGCGCCTAATAAAGAGCTAGTCAACAGGACCTGTGTATTACTTTCTACGCCTCCAAGGCCAGTACGAGAGCTGTACCCCCATAAAACTACCCTCGCCATCGAAGTGTATGATTGTTTGCCCACCCTTCACTCCGGACAGACCGCCGGATTTCACCAGTGCATTAAAAATCTCTCGAAACTTATCCTCGTACTCTTCCTCGATTTCGATCTGGAGTTTCATAGTCCGATCTCTGGGTAGTAGTTCTCTGGTAATGGGGAGGCTATGTTAGATATTATACCACGCGGATTCGCAAAGGTGAGCATAAGTGCATCTGCTATATCTGGGGATGGCAAACCTCGCTTCTTCATATCTTGCTTAGATTCCATCTGGAGTTTGCCAGTAGACGTGAACTTATACTTGATATTTGCCATCTCGTAGAAGTCGTCATCCTTGGGCAGTGTGGCCGTCTTTATCCATTGTCGGACCGTATCGTACAGTTCGGCACGTTGGTTCATGTAGTGTTCGGTATCCTTTGCAGTTTCGGCAACGTTTACAGCACACACAGGCCATGCCTGCTCTCTAAGCCTGTCCACTATGCCGGCGCCGATTCCTATTACATCCACGTTTATGTTCTCGGGACGTACTCGGTGCTCCTTCGCAAGCCGTATTACTTGCCCCGCAATCTGCATCGTGTCCTGCCCACTGAAAGTGAATTTGTGTGTGACCGTCTCCATCTGCCGGATAACAAAAGCTGTTCGATCGTCGCCAAAACGAGCAGGGTCTACCCCCATTTTCAGTTCCCACTGGGCGAGCGTCTTCGATTCTCGGTCCATTGCCTTTGATACATCATCGACCGATATGAGTGTCTCCACGTCAGCACGAGGGAACTCTCCTAGAACACGTACCCTGTATACATCGGAGTCTTCTCCGTAGTTCACTTTGAACCTTTCTATGTCTGCCTGTGTGATGAGACCGGGGATGACAAGCGCCTGAGCTTTCACGTTAGGAGTATCGAGAGCGCTGATCTGTATCTTTTTCACCGTGGGAGACTTGAATGAGTTGGCAAACCGACCTGAGTTCTGTGTAGGATTGCCTATCAGGAGCACCCTAGAAGGCGCCAGACCGTCTACAGCCGTAAATATCTCCTCAGAGACACCGGAAGCCTCGTCTACGACCACGAGAAGGTGTGGCGAGTGGAATCCTTGGAACTGCTCTGATTTATCTGCTGAGAGCCCGAGAGCAAACCACTTATCCCCAAGCTCTATTTTTGTGTTCAAAATAGCTGAACTAGGATAGATTGCCTTGCCGGCAACACTTGATCGTATCTCTCTCCATAGTAGTTGCTCCACCTGTCTAAATGTCGGTGCAGTGGTTATAACTACAGCATCATCGTATGAGCACATCCACCAGTTTACTACTCGAGCGGCCGTATAGGTCTTCCCGGAAGCGTGACACGATCTCACTGAGACCTCGGGATAGTCTCTAACTGCCTCGAGTATCTCCTTTTCCTTTTCCCATACTGGAGACTTGAGTATCTCTTCGGCGAAATAGACAGGATCACTCTTTATTTTCTCCCGGAGTGTCCGTATTTGTTCCTTCGTCGGGATTGTTTGCATGTTTGAATAGTCCTGTGAGGTTATCGGGGAGATCGACCTTTATATCTCCGGAGTTGTGCGGGTTACCTTCGGCCATCTTCCAGACTTCTACTTTGGGAAGGCCATCTAGGAACGACATCTTTTCGTCGTCGCTGAGATCCTTAATATACTTCTTCGCCCACTCCTTCAGACTGATAGTTCCTTTCGGCCTTCCTTTGGGATTGCCGCTCTGCCCTTTCTTGAACTGCCAAGGCTTATATTGTTTGGGAACTGAATTATCAGTTTTTTTCATATTCGTATTATACCATACCTTATTCACTATTCTTTGTGTCTTTTAATGGCGATTTTTGCCTCGAACTCGTCAATGTAAGCAACTTTTATTGTTCCACCTGTTCCATGAATGTCGCTCTCAAAAGCAACAGAGTCTTTCTTTCCTATCAATCCTTCATAGAGGTAGTGGATTTCCGTAATATTGTGCCGAGTTTCCTCGGTTTCGCCAAACGGTGAGTCGGCACGAAACTTAATTTTTACATTCATTCCGTAATTCATACATCCCCTGTGGTGTTGTCTTTTAAGTGGGTCATATTTCTAAATGTCCCTTACAGTTTGGAATACCGCATTTGCATTCTGGTTCCTTCTCTTGGATGAAAGGGTGTGGGGAGGTGTCTATTGCGGCAGCTTTTCCTAGAAACTGTCCGAGCCTGTAGGCATCGCAGTTCTTCCGGTGCTTCCCATGCCGCTTGTCGCAAATGCAATCTTTTTCGTTTCCTTTCATATCAACTCATGTAATGACTCTATTGGTTGGATAATGGTGCGCCAGTATTGTCTACTGGAGTTCCTAAACCTCGCTGTGTAGCGGGTGCCGTAAGCTGGAATCCACATCCCTCTACTTCTCGCGGGAAAGAATCGCCGCAATCGGGACAGCGATACGAAACACGCTTCACAGCTTTGTCATCAGGCGTTACGGGCGCATCATTCATACTTCATCGTTTCTCTCCTAGTGGTAGGGGGCGAACTCGTGAATGTGCCAGTCGTCGCAGCTCGGAGGCATCTTTTCTTTCATAGAATGTACCGATTTCGATAACACCACTTGCTTCAATACCAAATAACGAACGAGCATCGAAACCATAGCAAGCCTGAGAGTCAGTCAATCCGTTGTGTTCAAGATACCCCTCAAACTGCTGCCTATTTCCCGCTAGAATTATTATTTTCTGCATACATCATTCTATTTCTCTACTGGTAAGTCTTTTAGTGCGGCCATATATCCATCTACAAAAATGTGTTGAGTGTCTTTGTGAGTGGGGCAGTATTCTCGCGCAAGTTCGTACGCTCTACGTCGCAAGGATTTTTGCTCTCGGTCTAAGTATTTTTGCACAACATCATCATCGTTCATACCTCTTTCTCCTCTACTGGTGTTGTGATTTTTGCCGCAGCGACCATCACACTTCACGGCTTTGAGGTAGTAGCCTTTCTCTTTGAGGTAGCCGAGATTCAACTCGCTGATTCGTTTCCTGTGGTCGCGCA